CCGCCTCGGCGCCTGCCGCTCCGTTCCAATACTTGCCACTCACGAGATTGCCGAGGATGCGGTTCGAGTAGTTGTCGACAAGCTCCACGCGGTTCTCACGGACTTCTGCCCGGTCTTCCCGAGCTTGCGCCCGCGCTTCCCGCGCCGCACCTTCTCGCTGGTTCTCGTCCTGCTCGATGACGCCCAAGAGCTGCACCGCGTGAGCCACGCCGATGTCGCCCTTGCGGGCCGCCTGCTGGATTTCGCCGGCAGTCGGGTAGGCGCCCATCCCGTGGAGCCGGCCCATGAAGTCCATCGCAGCCGTCGATTGGCGCTTGTTCAGCGCTGCCTCTGACGCCCGGTCGATGTCCGACTTGAGCTGCCTGCGGAACGATCCAAGCTCCGCCCGCTCCTGCGGGTTGAGCGAGTAGAGCGGGTTGTTGGCGCCCGTAGGGTCAGCCGCCGCGATGTCCGAGGGGGTCTTGGGATTGAGCACGTCCTCAGGAACGGCAGGGCCGCTGCTGTAGGGCTTGCTGGCCTCAGCTCCGAGCCGTTCGGAGAACTGCTGGATGTACGACTTGGTCTCAGCGGGCAGGTGATCCTGCCAGCTATCCCCATACTTGGCGATCAGTCCGCGAACGCGGCCAGGTCCACCGTTGTACGCGGCAGCCGCCTTCACAGGGTCGCCGAACTCGACGAGCTGCTTCTTGTAGTAAGCCTGCCCGAGCTTGCGGTTGTAGTCGGCATCCGTGCGGAGACGCTTGGCGTCCCACGGGAGGCCCGCCGCTTTGGCAGCCTCAGGGCCGGTTCCCGGCATGACCTGCATGACACCGACGGCGCCCTTGGGGGACACCGCCGCTTGGTTCCCGCGGCTCTCGATGCGTTCGAGGGCAGCGTAGTGCTTTTCAAGCGAGGCGCCGGTTGAAGCAACCGCCGGGACCACAGGAGCATACTGCTGCGCCTGCTGCTCGTGGAGAGCCTGCGCGTAGGCGTTGGCCGAAGCTACATCCTTGAAGACGCCGAGGTGTTCGCCGGTCTTGCGGTAGTGGGCAACGGCCTCTTTGTCGCTGACCACCTTGCCGTCTACGACGGTGGGGATCAGAACCTCGCCCTTGTCAGTACCAATGGAGATCGAGCGGACGGTCGAGATTGAGCCGTCGCCGTTCTTCACCACCGGCCTGTTGTTCAGGTCGATGTTACCGGCAACAAGCAATCCCGAAGCCTGCTTCGCTGGAGCGATGCGCTTGGAGCCGCGGATGCCGTCGATGAGCTGGAGTGCCTGAACGCGGAGCTGCTGCGCCTGCTCAGGATCGGTCTCGTCAAGCTCGGCCGCCTTCTCCGTCAGAGACGCGGCTTTGTCTTTGGCGACGAGGAGCAACTGCTCCTTCGCCTTCCGCTTGTCGGCGGTGGGCAGGATGCCCGACATCGCTTCCTCGAAGCCCATCGGCTTCCCGGCGTCGACACTGGCGCCGAACACGGTGGCCGCCTGCTGGATGCTCAACTCGTTCGAGCGGTCCTCAAGCTGCTGGAGAGCCTTGGCGCGAACTTCAGCGCGAGCTGCGCCGAGGTTCTGGCCGAGCCACTTGGCAGCGGCGGGAGCGCCCCAGTCGCGGAGCTTGTTCGTGTCGGGGTCGATCGTGAACTCTTTGAAGTTCTGGTCGATCGCCGCCTCAACGGCCGACGCCCGCTTGGCGGGGTCGAGCAGCTCGGGATCATCACTGTTGATGATGCCTTTGATCTGGTCGTCCAGCGTCTCGGCATTCTTGTAGAATGCGGACTGCGCCCGCTGCGTCATCACTGAGCCGCGGTAGGCGACGCTCTTGCGAACCAGCTCGGGGTCAGCGCGGCCAGCGGCCTCGTCAAGGAGACCCTGAGAACCTAGCTCCTGCTCACGCTTCGCGTAGCGATCGTTGCTGGCGCCTTGGAACGCGCCGGCGGCCTTCTGGACCATGCCGAGCGCTTCCATGAGCGACTGCGCTCCGCCGTCCCCACGGGCGCCATTGCGGACGTCCGCGAAGACACGGCGCTGCGGGGCGTCCGTGTTACGGCGATCGGGTATGATGCTGTCACGGTTGCGCGTCTTGCGATCGATCGTGACGTCGCGGTTCTGCACCCGGCTAAGGTCTGCCATTGCTTATGATCCTGCCTTTGCCGAGCTTACGCCGGACATTGCCTGGGCGCCTGCGGCGGCGAGCTTCAGCCCACCAGTGAGCCAGTTATCGTGCTGGATGCGCGACAGCATCGAGTTCGCTTCCGAGACGTTCGAGTTGTGCCGGCTCTCAAGGTTGGCGAGGGTCCGGTCGTTCTTCAGCTCGGACTGCATTGCGCTGTCCAGCAGGAGCGTCTCGACGGAGCCGCTATCGAGCGACAGGCCAGCTTCGCCGGCAGTCGCGCGGGTTCGTCCCGCCTCTCGTCGAGCGGCCCGCATGTTGTCGAACAATTCGCCGGTAGCTTCAGCGCGGGCTTCGTCGTTGGCGACCTTCGTCTGCTGACGGATCGCCTTCTCCTGAACCTTTGCTGCGTGGTTCTGAGTGACGATACCCGCCGCGGTTGAGGCAACCATCGTCACCCCGACGATGACCGAGGCCGTTATGGGATCACACATTTGCGGTCCTTGCGAATATGCGGAAGGGGTGGCCGGAGACTGTCTCCTTCACGCTGTGGGCCTTAAAGCCCATCCAGCGGAGCCACCTGATGGATACGGTGTTGCGCTCGTCGACGTAGTTCCAGAGGAGCGGGAACTGCTGCTGCAATTCCTCTAGCCTCTGCTTGGACGCGCGAGCGATGGGGAGGGCCTCCCGGAAGAGGCCGTCGGTGCCGAGGAGCCATGCCACGCCGACACCCGGTAGCGGATGCGGGGCAGCTCCGAAGAGACACACGGGGACGTCCTGCCGATCGAGCACTGCGAAGGCTCGGGCGGACATCATAATGGAGAGTGCGATCGATGACCGAGGGTCGCCTTGGTGGGCGGCCTCAAGCTCGTCGCGATCTTGCTGGCGAAGGTTGAGGGCAACGTGTCTAGCCCACGCCCCCACCGTATCGGTAGGGACACGGTGGAGGTCGTGAACTGAGATCATTAAGCCATAGCCCTTGAGTTGTAGAGACCTTCCCACTCCGCCGAGGAGAAGGTCGAGGCCATGTAGCTGTCGTTGGCGAGCCGGATGACGACCTTGCGGCTGTCCCCCGTGAGCGACGCGCGGTGGCTGCCGCTGGCGTATGCCGGGGCGCCCAGGATCGCGGAGCTGGAGCCGAGGACGTTGCCACGGAACTCCACCACTCGCTTCGGGAAGGTGGCTTCTAGATCGGCCGACGGTGCTCTCCCGTAGGGGTACACCTCGACCGTGAAGTAGCCGCTTTCCGTATAGCGAACGGAGATCGTGCGGAGCTGGAGCCGGCCCGACGTGAGCGGGCGGCCTTGGTAGTCCGCAGGGAACTGCTGAGACAGCTCGATGAAGAAGCTGTAGCGAAGCCCGATGGACGTCGTTCCGGCCAAGTTGCCGGGGACCGACAGGGTCTTCAGGTCCGTCCACGCGATCAGCTCAGGGTTCGTCCGCTGGTGTGGAGTGGCTGAGCCAGTGCCCCACACCACGTCCACCTGCCCCCGCTGGTCCACAGGGACCTCGTAGGGGAGGACGAAGGTCGTCCGATCGGAGACCGCGTCGTAGGTTCCCACCAGCGACACGCGGCGGTCCAGATAGACCTGCTTGGGCTGGTTATCCGGGTGCGCTCCGTCGCTCAGGTCCATCTTTTCGAGATAGGCCCCGTCGCTGTACTCGATCACCAGATAGAGATGATCGTCCAGCACGGAGGCGCTAAGGACGTTCCCGAAGAACGACCACGGGCGCCATGCGGACATGAGCTTCTCGTTGCCGTTCCAGTAGAGCTGGTAGCAGAAGGCGTCAGTGGTGCCGTCGAAGGTGAACAGCGAGCGAGGCCCGCCACAAAGCTTCTTGATGCCACCGGGGATCAACCCCGGCACGTGCGCCGTGATGTCCGCGGCGGTAGTGCTCTCGGCGTCCTGAAGGCGGCTGTACTCGTAGAAGACGGACCGGCCCGAGGCTTCGCCACAGAAGTAGACTTCCGTGCCGAGCGCGACTGGCTTCGCTTCCTTATTGACGGTGTAGTGCGTCACCGGCTGAATGGACATTGAGGCCGGCGTGACGCCGCTCTCGCCATTCGACATGGAGAACTGCGTCTGGTCCGCGAACAACAGCGCCCCGTCGTTGAACAGGATCGCGTGTTGAAGGATCGAGACCTGCGTCGTCGTCACCGCGACGTCCACGACATCGCTGTCGATGGCGTCCAGAACGGTGTTCCTCCAGAAGTTTCCGAAGTCGCCCGCGCAGGAGAGGACGACGTTCTCGTCGACCAGGAACGCGAGGCGGTTCTGATAGAAGAACACGTCGCGCACCGTGCGGCCAACGAAGGTCGGCAGCGGGTTGGTCTTCTCGTCGCCAACGCGGCGCGGCGCCCATGAGAAGGGCGCGAAGGTGAACGTCCCGTCGCCCTCACGGATGAGGCAGTACGGCATCGTCGCTTCGTCGATCGCGTTGGTCAGGCCGGGGCGAACCGTCTCGTCCCACACGGCTCCGTTGCGGACCACGTAGAAGCTCGTCGAGGGCAGATAGTCTGACCCCTGAACTTCATAGATGGCGCCGTCGGCGGCCGTCTCGGGGAGCTTCTCCACGGATGCCACGCGGCCGGTGATCGAAGACGTGCCGTAGTTCGTGTTGGGAACGTAGCTGTCTTCGTCGCCAGCCTCGATCAGCGTATCGATCGAGTAGCCATCGGCGTAGCGCGGGTCGCGGGTGATCTTCCTCACGTAGGTCGGAGGGGCAACGGTGTCGGGCGAAGGGTCGCCAACCACCAACTGCTTCATGCCTACGGGCTGGCTGCGGTTCACGATGAAGGTGTAGTCCGCCACCGTGACTGCGGTGTACTCGCCCCCGAAGAGGTAGTCCGTCCCGCCTGGTGTGTTCACGGTGCGCTCGACGCCGTCGAACCCGACTACCTTAATGGTGCCGCCGTCAATGATGACGACGTAGCGCTCAGTCGTGTCGCGGTTGATCGTGTGGACGAAAGCGTCCGCTCCGATCGAGCTGGCGAGCTTCGTTATGTGTTCCGTAGGCGGGCGTTTGCCGACGCCGGCAGACACCGCCGCCCACGAGTTCAGCTCGTCTTCCGTCTGGTCGAGCGAGCGGAGGATCGGGGGCTGGCGCGATACGCCATTGAATAGCTGCGGAAGTGTCCGCGTCGACAGGACGCTCATTAGTAGTTCCTGTTGTTGACGCGGGCCATCGAGGGGTTGTCGCGGAACAGGTTGTAGTCGCGCGACTTCAGCTCGGTGCGCTGGAGCGAAGCCCACGAGCTGGCGACGTCCTCGGCCGAATAGCGGTCGAGCACCTGAGAGCCAACGAAGCGCTTCTGGAAGGTCCGCCCTGCGGACAGCACGATGAAGTCTCGCGCGATCTCCGGCAGGTCCTCAAACGGGAAGCCCCACGTGACTTCGCAGGGGACAGCCTCGGAGAACTTGAAGGTGTGGTTGGACTTGTCCCACAGGCCGAGTTTCTCGTTGTTCGGATTGCGGCGCACGACGAGCTTCTGAGTGGTCGCCTGCGGGTCGACTGTAAGGGCACCGAGGGGGAGGCTGATGTAGCCGTCCGGATCGGGGGCCAGCGGATAATCGCTGTCCGTGTTCCAGTCGAATGAGCCGAGGCAAACTCGGCGGGTAAGCTCAGTGACGAGCCGGAGAGCGATGTCGGCGTCCTCGATCCCTGCACCATCCACGCTCGACACCGGGGCGTTGCCGACAGTGGAGAGGATGGTGTTGACCGCTTCGAGGAGCGTCGTGTGTTCGAGAACGCGCATGGCGGCTCCTTGAAAAAATAGAGAGGCCCCCCGTCAGAAACGGGAGGCCCCTCAAAGGGCTGGTTACGCCGGGATGGCGCCAGTCCGCAGCTCGACTGCACACTTGGTGCGGAGCTGACGGGTGCCGACCATCATACGGGCGAGCAGGAGGGTGCCCTGCTTCTCCGGCTGATCGACGATCTGGAAGCCAACGTCCTGCACGATTGCTGAGCAGGCCGCCATCGGGGTCCAGATGGCACCAACCGAGGTGCCGAAGCTGCCGCGGTACACCGACGGGATGAACTTCTCGTTCGAGCTGTCGTTGTACGGGGCCGCGCGGTTGTCGACGCCGAAGACTTCGGCCGCGATATTCGACTTGTAGATATTGATTTCGTCGACAGTCGTGAGCGACTGCCGGCGGACATCGGCACTACCGCCGTTGTAATCGCGGTTCAGGTTCTTGTCCGAGCGCGCCATCAGATACCACTGAGCGGGCTTGAACAGGGCGTGGACCGGCATGGAGTTAACCGGGACGTCCTTCTCGTCCATGACCTGCTTCGAGGCGCTGATGCCGTCGAGCAGCTTGGAACCGTCGGTCGCGAACAGAGCGTCCACAACGGCCGAGCCGCCCTGGTCGCCGGTGAACAGCGCAGGACCGCGCGAGGCGAGGAGGATCGTGCGGAGGACGTTCGCGTCGTAGTGGCGCGCGAGGAACTCACCGAGTTCCTTCGTGTACGGCTGACGCACGTCGTAGTGGTTCAGCAGCTCGTCGATGTCCGCAACGAATACGTCCGACACCAGCTTGTCGTCGGGATCGACGGTCAGCTCGGTGTGGGTGATCTGGCGGCCAAGGATTTCCTGACCCGGCGTGTGATAACCGCCGCCGGCTTTCCAGATAGCCGGGAACTTGAACGACTTGCCCTTGGCAAGCGTCTTCGTTTGGTGCTTGTCGCGGAGGATCGTCGCGGTCTCGAAGGCCGTGATGACTTCGCCACCAAACAGGTCGAGCATCAGCTCGCGCGGATCGGCGCCGAGCAGGTTCGCGCCGGGACGCGACGGAGTGGAATTTGCCACTTCTCTAACTTTCAGATTGGGTTTTGGTGTGGGGTTTCGATCAGTCGATCATCGAAGGCCCACGCCGGCGGTTGTCCCCTCGGGGGCCGCAGGACGTTCGTCGGGTTGTCTTTGAGAGCGTCTGGAGAAGGGTAAAAGCGACCCTTGGCACTGTGCCTTCCGCGCCGCCCGTCGGCGGGTATGCGGGAGGCTCCCATTGTGACGCCTAAGTCCGTCGACCGGACGTCACGTCGGGGGAAAGAAGACCCCCTCAGTGTGCTTCATTGAGAGGCCGAGGGGGTTCTATTTAGCTGGACAGTATCTGCCGACCGAACTGCGGGCGGGCGAAGGCTTGGAAGCCTCCAGCCTGCGAGCGGGCCAGCTTCTGCGCGACCTCTTCGCGATACTTCGCGTCGGTGGCGTAGCGCGGGTCCTTCTGCGCGGCGACTAACTCGTCACGCGAAGCGAACACGTCGCTGCCAGCGGCGGGCATATCGGTTGGGGTCACTTGTCGTCCTTCTGACGGGATCGCCTTCTGGTAGCGAGCCATAAGGCCCGTGATGGCGGTCTCGCGGAGTGTCGGGTTGTCGAGAGCGTCGTTGAACGCGGCGACCTCGTCGGCCTTCAGCGTCTTCGCTGCCCAGGCCGTGGCCGCTTCGTACTGCTCCTTGCCACCTGCGATCTCGTGGATCGAGCTGACGAGCTGTGCGGTCTGCGCCTTGAGACCTTCTAGGTAGAGACTGAAGACGTCCTTCGGGATGCCGGCAGCTTCAAGCTGCGCGACTGTCTCGTCGGAGACTTCCTGCGTCTCAGCCCACTGGGTGCGGGCGGCTTCCATCGCCGTCTGGAGAGGAGTTGGCTCGCCTTCGGCGACCTCTTCCTTCTTCTCTTCAGGCTTGATCTTGCCGGTAGCGTCGACGGGAGGAGTTTCCTCCTTGTTCGCCGGGGCCTCTTCGGTCGACTTGCTGTCCATTTTGGACCGCAGCTCGCCGTAGCTCTTGGCTAGACCCTCGACGTCGACCTTGCCGTCCTTCCAGAACTGCTCCGGCACCCCTTCGGGGCGCTGCGGACCGCTTGGGGCCGGCGTGTTGACGTTCGTAGGCTCGCTGAAGCCGCGCTGGCCCACCTCAACGGCGGCCTGCTCTTGGGCATTCAGCTCAACTGCCGGCGTCTCTGTCGCCGCTGGCTGTTCGGTTGCGTCAGCCATTAGACGTAGTCCACCACAGTCATGCCGTTGTCGAGCTTGCGCTCGCTTTCCTCAGCAGCGCGGGGAGCGACTACTTCGGCGGCAGTGTTGTCGACGATCTCGAAACGGGTCTCGATCTGGATGCCGCTCGGCGTCGGGGCCGGGGCTTCTGCGGTGGCCTCAGGGGCCGGGTTGCTATTGGACTTGCTCAAGGATTACTCCGTGGGTTGTTGGGCATTCTTCGCGGCGGCGTCGATGACACCCTTCGCGATATGCGGCGCGGCCGACACTGCGGCTTGCTGCATGGCGCCCTGCTGCTGCTCCTGCTGTTGCACTTCCGGTGCCTTGAGGAGCTGGTCCATCGCCTCGATGCCGTAGCTATCGCCGAGACGCTTGCCGACCTCATTGGGGTCGGTGATTTGCTGTAGGACTTGCGGCCCGTAGATGCCGCTCATGTCGCTCATCCACGCGCGAAGCTTGTTCGCACTGTGGTTCCGCCCCATCGCCTCGAAGCCGGTGACAATCATCGGCTGAACGGACGCCGGAAGCTTGGGAGCTTTGCCGCCGCGTTCGAGGATGTAGAGGAGACGGTTGACGAGCGGGAGCTGGAACTCCGCCGAGAGGACCGTGTAGACGCCGCCGAGGACGTTCTCCAGCTCCTCCGCCATCGCGCGGATTTCCTCCGCGGTGACGCGCTCTGCGTCGCGGACGGTGCCGGACTGGAGCATGAAGGCGTGGCTCAGGCGAAGCTCGATGGTCTCGGCTACCTGCCGAACGACCGAGAAGTCCTGACCCTTTTCGAGCTGAAGCGTACCCACGTCGTCCGTGTGGCCGCTGATGAAGTCGCCGGTCTCAGCGCTGTTTAGCGCGTCGACGTCGGTCATCGAGTTCGGGTTCACAAGGTGAACGATGCGGGAGGCTGCGTAGGCGAACTGAACGATCGCCTTCGATATGTCCTCTAGGGAGAGAAGGTCGCCAAGGTACTCGGAGACGTGAGCGCGGCCGTAGTCCGAACCGGGGACCGTCTGCCAACGCAGCGCGAGCCAGCCTGACTTATCAGCCGGCGACTTGCCGTCCGAGCCGGGGACCAACTTGCCGCTGATCTCTTGGTAGTGCTCGACGTTGTCGTCCACGCGCTTAATGTGCGTGTACAGGTCGACCATCTTCTCCGTAGTGCCTCCGCCGGAGTCGGGCTGAATGCCGACGGCGGTGCGGATTTCCTCCGCGAGCGTCGAGGGGTACACCTGCTCGTGGATGACCGCTTCGAGCAGTTGCCCGCGGTTGTCCCGCAGAACGACATACTGATCGAGCCGGTACATACGCGGCGGGGTCCCGTCGGGCGGGAAGTAGAGGAGAGCGTTGCCAGCCACCGCGAGGTGACGAAGGGTCTCCATGAAGACGGGACGCGAGGCGCTCGTTTCGATAACGAGCTGCGCCTTGCCGGAAATGCGGTTCAAGGCAGTCTTGGCGTCCGCCAAGCCCGAGCCGAGTTCTTCCGCTGTATCTTCGTCGATGTTCAGGCGGAAGAAGTATTGGTCGGGCGGGAATAGGGTGACGAGCAGCCATGCCGCGAGGTTGTTCACGGCGCGGGCGCCGAGGCTCTGGTAGGGCTGCGAGAATGTGGTGTTGCCGTCCTGGCCGTCCTCAGGGACTAGGCCGGGGATGGTCAGCGACGAGTTCTGGCGGGCGCGTGTCAGGGCCGTTGAACGGGCACCAGTGAGCTGCGTGTAACGCGCCTTCGCCATCGGCGTAGCCGAG